TCTGTTTCATTTTAGCTTCAAGTTCTAATTCACTCATATCTTCAAGTTTACCTGTTTTTATAATCTTCTGTTCAATATATAACCCAGCTGCCTTTCCACGTGAGACTTCAGCATTCACAGCTGAGGAAAAGCTTCCTCTTTTGATAGCGAGTTCTCTTAGTTTTGCCAGCTCTGCTATATGTCTTTCGAATGTAATTTCATATTTCTTTTGGTTTTCTTCTCTCAATTCCCCTATGTATTTAACCACTAGAGGAGATAAGGTAGGGTTTTGTAGTTCAGACGCCTCTACACTGGCTCTATCCTTGCTGTAACCTGCGGCTATAGCTGCTTCCCTGCCGGTAGTTTTGCCTTCATTATAGATGAGATATTCTGAGAATCTCTTCTGCATTTCAGTTAATCTTTTTGGTAAACCCATATTTTTAGTTTTTTTATGCCCCCTGCAATCTTTGTTGTCAAAGATGGAAATAGCAGAGGGCACTTTTCTACTTATTCTAAGTATGTAATGACTTAAGTTACATACTGTATTGACTTATAAGGTAATTTGAGGTAAAAGTCAATTATGTCAATAATTACAGACGAGTACAAGAGAGAAATACAGAAAATTAAGATGGAACTATCAGAACAAATTGAAGAGAATGTTCGTCTCAAAGGTTTTAAACAAATGGTTCTAGAGAAACCAGAAGATTTTGATAATGATAAATCATTTGAGAATGATACTAGGTCTAATCCTTTTGATGAGGAGAGACTTAGGTTTAAATCATTAACAGAAGAAAATAAAAAATTAAAAGAAAAAGTAAGAACAGCAGAAGGGGAAACATCTATTGTAAAGGCGGTAGGAATTAATTCTCCTGAGATGCGCGCGTTGCAAGATAGGGTTAAAGAATTAGAATTAATTAATACTTCTCATCAAGAGTATAATGGTAAGTTACAAACCGAGCTGACAGAAGTAAGAGAAGATAATAAAAAACTTGCTCTTCAGATTGAAGATATGAAAATGAATCATATGCGCAAGTCAGGAATGTAATGTTTATAAAAGATTTACAGAATATACTAGGTGAGTTCACGGATGGTAAGAAAGGAAATAGTATAAGAGATGCTAAAATTTATGTCTCACTAAATCCAAGTCAGGTTGCTGAGATTAAAAAAATGGAGGTTCAATCCGATAATATAGTTGGAAGTAAAGAACCCTTGCGTGTTGTTTTATTTCCTGCTAGAGAAGCACCTAAGATTATTCTTTAGAACAATTACAACAACAGGATTACCTCAAAAATGAGATGGCACCAGAGCGAAAATTATATCAAGATTTGCGTAAACGCATACCACAAATATCATGGACAAGGCTGGAAAATCTTAGCTTACTCGGCACTCCCGATCTATTGGGGTACAATACTTCTGGTCACTTTTTTACATTAGAATTAAAGGTAGTGAAGGGTAAAAAGATCCGCTTCAGTCCACATCAAATTTCATTCCACGTACAACATCCAAAGAATTCTTTCATCCTTATCAAGCACCTCGGTCAGAGGTGCTTGAAACTTTTTCAAGGGTCCGTGATCCTTGAGCTTGTAGCTTGTGGCTTTGATGCCCGAAGCTTGCAGCTTATAAAGGATCGCGGTGCTTGGAGCTTGCTGCTTGAGGCTTTTGAGAACCTGGACCAGTAGGTTCTGGTTCAGTGCTTGTTGCTTGTGGCTCGCGCGGAGCCTGCTGCTTGAAGCTTGCAGCTCGGATCTTGCGTAACTCTTTATAGTACTTGGGGTGTTTAAATTCGTGAGTCATTAGTGTTTAGGGTAAACGATATGCGCCACGTCGTGGTCCCAGCATGCCCTGCAGCTCCGGCATTTGTTGCCTTGTTTCGAAGCTGGACACGTGACCTGTTTAGGGTCCGTCGAGACTGATGACGTCCACGGCCACGCCTTGGAGGGGCCGCCGTTAATCTTGCTCATTGATAATCTAATCATTAAATTTTTTGGAACTACTTCAGGATCCAGCAGGGTCAAGTGCTTCCGCTCCTGTGTCGGGCACCAGTGCTGGCTGTCAGGCGTTGCTTTACATACTTCAAATATATCTGTCAAGTGTTTGGCGCTCTGGATGTCACCGGAGTCATGCCACCTGAACCATGGATGGTCCTTCACTAGGGTGATCATTGCTTCAACCCAGCGCGGGTTGGTCAGGGCTTGGAGCCTGCGGCTCATCGCTGCTATAACATTGGGAAATCTATATCGACCTTTTAAGGCGTAACAGCCGAAGCATGGAGTCCCTTCAACCTGCGCCAGGAGCTGGCCAGTCTGGCAGGCTGCCGCCGGCAAATTGATTGACGGTCCCGGCATTTTGTTGGGAGCGCTCAGGCCCCCTGTTATGAGTCTTGCTTCTTTTTTTAACATTTTCTTTCAATCTCTTTATACCATTTAATTGTGTCTTCTTTAAGGCGCCCGGTGCTTGTTGCTTGTTGCTTGTAGCTCGCGGCTTGCGGCCCGCAGCTTGAAGCTTGGAGCTCAAAGTGCATCGGCTTTTGCTCTTCAGGGAACCAGTCCCCGCAGGGATCCAGCGTGAGCCTGTGCAGCCCGGGTAGCATGTAATATTTCTCTCCGAATTCTTTTTTGATATCTCGCAGGGCCTGATCCAGCTGCTCGTGGATGGCGTCCGGGCAGATGGGCAGCCCGTCCGTCTCATATGTTATTGTGAACTTATGTTTCAATCCAGGACCACCATATATTGAGCCGGGAAATATTTCCGGAACCAGTCCAGACCTGCGCGGACCGTGTCCCATGACTCAAAGCGTTCAGCTCCGATGATGGTATCATACACAGCCGCCGCGTATCCAGGCATCGTGCACTCTTGGCCCGTGAACCTGTTAGCTATCTTGACCTGCTTTTCTGGGTATACGTGACAATCAAATGGGACCGTTACCTGTTTACCATACCAATCAATTGTTTTCTTTTTAGGTTTTTCTATTTTCATTGTTTCTCCATTTCTAATTAATCCTATAATATCATTCAGTCACTGTCAAGCTTGTTGCTTGGAGCTCGCGGCTTTTATATATATAAAAAAAAGTTTTTTTCATATTAACCCATTACAAGCTGCTTGCGACTTGTAATGAGCAAAACCTGGCGCGCACGTGTAGGCCGGCCGCATGGCGCTGATTTTTGTTCATAATTCCTGGCCAGGTGTTGTGCTACGCTGGCGGACCACTCATTCTAGCTTTGTGGCCATCGCGTTCCGTCAATTGCAACCAGTGTTATAGTGGTTAAAATCCCACAGCTAACAACACCTGATCCCAGATCCATACTCTTCGCAACCACATTGAGATCTGCTACTGGCCACTAATAATATGGATCAGGGATCAGTTCTGATTGTTCACAATACAAAGACACCAGCGAACTGGGGTTTGATGTACTGCACAACCAGAAGTTGTCCCATCAAATTAGAGAAAGGATATTTGGATATTTAAAACTAATTTGATTAATCAAATATAATACTTGACTATCCTATTGTCAAGGTGTAAAACTTTATTTTTAACCATTAACAAAAAAGGAGAAATCACATGGCTAGAATAAGACTAAACCAAGAGAGTAGAAACAAACTTGGAACTCGTATGAGAGTACACCTTGAGGCAGAAGATACTCAAGAGAAAAACACCTATGATGATCTAAAAGCAGATCAGCTTGAGATCAATGACAATGCGTGGACACTTGCCAAAAAAATTGTCCGACAACATTATACACCAGAAGATATTGTCAAAGCAAAATATCTTCAAGACAAGTTTGAAAATGTGGACACTATTCAACCAGATAGTTGTTTTCATTTTCATTATATGGGTATGGTTGAGAGTAGGGATTATGACAATAATCTTAAAATGGAAGAAAAACAAATTGAAAAACATTTTGACTTTCGTTTAAATGGTAGTGTTGATGTTGAGAATAACTCAAGTCATAGTACCGATAGTGAATATGGATATGCTTTATTGCGTGATGAAATAAAAGCGCAAGAGGGTTGTAATCCTGATATTCTTATTGAACAAGACGGAAAAGACCAAAATCCACATTTAACTAAATATAAAGACGCAAACGACAAATATTTAGGAGATGATGACAAAGGTTATGGCAAGGAGTGGAACGACAAATATAAACTAGATTTAATTGGTCGTGAATATTGTCGTGATAGGTCTATTGCTTGTACTAAAGAACAGTTTGCTATTCTTGTTCAATGGAAACAAGCTAAAGGCAAATTCATCATGGCACATTTTAAATGGATTAAATCTGTATTAGAGCAGATGAAATTTGTTAAAGATGTAATCAAGAGTTATAAATATCTTGATGAGGCGATTGAGTTTGCTAACAAAAGTGGATTAGCAATAACTGACGCAGAAATTATTAGATGTAATTCAAGTGGATTAGCAATTTATAATCCAACACTTGCGTCAGAACATTTAAAATCCATGAAGAATAAGAGTGTTAGTAGAGAGCAAAAAATTGCTTATAGAGAAAAATACGAGCAAGAAAGAAGTAATATTCAGTAATATTATTTATTTGACATTAGGGGATAATCCATGATAAGATTACCCCTAATTAACAAACGAAAGGAAATATGGACAATCACACAAACCAAATAGCACAGTACGCAAAATTAGAAATATTGTATTCTACAATTATCTATTTGCAAAAAGAAATAGTAAAAGAACAAGACAAGTTAAAACAATTACAGTTAGAAGAAAAACACAACACAAAGAAAGAGGATAATCAAAATGGATAATGACATTATAACTTTTGTAATTACTTATTTTGCTAAAAAGCATAAAAAAGTAATTACAAGAAATGGAGATACAAGAGAGGGCAGTAGAACTTGGACAGATAAGTTAGGAACAAAGATTTTTACTTATTGGGATTTAGATAACAATGGTTGGAGAAATGCTACTGACACATGGATAATTAAATAATGATTTGCATAGATAAAATATTGTTAATCATAATCATTGCGCCAATATTAGTTGGCGCAATGTATTCTTTAAAAGAAAAAAAAGATAAATTAAAAGATTGGAAACCACATGAATAAAAGAATAGATGAACTTGCAAAAGAAGTTTATAAAATCTTAGACAAGTTAGAACAAAGAATTTCTAGCCTGGAGAAAGTTTTGGCTAGTCATGCAAAATGCATTGGAGAAATGAGAGAGGAAAAAAAAGATGAGTGAATTAAAATATTATCAAGGTCCGGAGTG